ATCAGAAACTAATACTTGTTTTGCAATAGTAGGGACTTCATTTGCTCCAGTTAAACTGCTTACTAAAACAGCTCTTGTACCTGTACCGTTTGTTTTATCCCAATAATATAACTGTCCATCTCTTGGATTTATGATTAAGTCTTCACCAAAATTATCGTGTGACCATAATCGTATAGTTGAAGTTGTGGTGATTTCTGATGAAGAATTCCATGTGCCTCTACCCCAAGTGCCAGCACCCCAACCTGTGCCTCCTATCTGTGTATCTAAACCAACATTAATTTGATATGCACCATCACAACCAGAACCACCGTTACCTGTGTCAGAAGAATTAGCAGTAACAGATAAAGTTATTTTGTAAGAATTAGTTGATGTAATTTCAGTTATTTGATGTTCAGCGTTTAATACTGTAGCAGTAACATTACCGCCTAAACTCACTGCTCCAGAAAAAGTTACAAAATCGTTTGCAACAGCACCATGACCAGCATCTGTAACAGTAATTTCACTAGAACCATTACTTGCAGAAAATGTTACACTATTAGTTGTGTTTTTTCTAATCGGTGTAATATCATAAAAACCTTGTCCTTCTTCAATATAATATTTTAAAGTTGTACCGATACCTAAAAAATCAGACCCATCTATAGCCACCCAATTATGTAATGCTCTGGCTGTACCTAAATATTGAGTAGAACTAACTTTTTCCCAGCCACCAATTTTTTCTGGATAACCAAAACGAAAACGGATTTTATCACAGTCTACCCAGCCACCTTCATTTGTATATGAAGTTACATCCCTATTTATTCCAGGACGAAATTTTAAAGGACTTAATGGCATTAACCACTCTTTCTCGGTCTGCCTCTTTTTTTCTTAGGCTTACACTCACAAAGTTTGCCAAATAATCTTTTTTTAATTTTATCGTATATACGTTTCAACTGTGCTATCACTTGTCCACCTATTTATTCTCGCTACTGTTTTTACTGAACCGTCACTATTTAACTCGTCTGCATACAATGCTTTAAATGCAGTCATATCACTAGCATCAGTAATTGCTTTTTCTATCGCAGCACAATCTGTTCGTATTGCTGCAACATATGTTTTTACTGCATCAGGAATGGCTTTACTACTATCATAAATACTGCGTTCTACTAACCAATTAAATCTAACTATTAATCCATTAGCAGTAATTTTACATTCATTTTTAGCTATTGTTTTTAAACCATAATTGACAACTTGCTCACCTGTAATAGGGTCTTTCATATCACTACCATCTTCGTTTTTTGCATTTGCATCATCTAATGCTTTATCAGTTGTTGTATATTTAGTAGTAACTTTTTTACCAGAACTGCTAAATGTGTATGTAGGTTGGCTTGTTATCTCAAACCTATCATCACCTTGTGTTCCTGGTTCTACTGTATAAATACCTATGGCATTTAACTCTGACCATGTCCAAGCACTAAATATTCTACGAGAATGTCTTACATCACCTATGACCATATCTTTAGGTCTAGCAATTATCTCCTCTATTTTATTTGATTTTACATAAGCCCACATATTATTTCACCTCCTTAAATTATCCAAATGTATTTCCATACTTAAACGGCACGTCTCCCCATGCACCATAAATTATTGTATTAGTATTAATTTCTGAATTAGAACCTCTAACCTTGAAACCATTTGCAAGAAAATCGATTGGTGATGCAGTTGATGCTGAACCTTCTGCACTACTTGAGTTCCAATAAATTCTAACTTGAGAATCAGCATTAAAGGTTGACCTAGCAGTATCTCTTACTTGCCAATTTTCTGTAGCATCTATTGCCTTGCAAAATACTAAACGTGGTCTGAAACCTGTATAGATAAATGGACCATCTGCATTAGAATTTCCTTCAAATTTTCCAAACTTACTATACCCTTCAATCTCTCTCCAAGCATACATAATAATATTATTACCACTACCATTCATTGATGTATTATTGCCTAAATTTAAAACTGTGCTTGAAGGCGAACCAGACATGCAAGAAGCATCATTTGTTTGTGATCCATTTGAATTTAATTTTAAATGATATGTACCAACTCCATTTGTTAATCCTGCATGATGTACTCTCCAGTCATCTGTCGTTGACCTATTTTTTGTTATAACCATATCAGGTGCTGCTGATAAACCATGCCCTACACTCTGAGCAGAACCACTCCCTGAAAAAGAAATGATGCTGAACCCAGCCTTATCATTCACCTGTACTGTGCTAGTAATATCTCCTTGTGTGTTAGAAGAAGTTGTTCCTCCATTTGCTCTCCAACACCAAGCCACATAATTGTAAGAACCATTTTGTGTATTATCTCCTCCAGAAGACCAAGAAAAACCATCAGTATCAAAAGAAGATAAAAATGAAGAATCTGTATCTTCAGCATTACCTCTACTGCTTCCTATTCTTTTTAATGCACCTCTACTAGAATCAAATAATGCGTGGTGTTGAGCACTATTCCTAGCTTTTATCCATACCAAATCTGGTTTAAATCCTAATCCAGTTACACTTTGTGCTCCATCATTACCAGTATAAAGAACTGTGTCAAATTGTTTACTAGGATAATCATTATCAGTCTTTACAGGGTCTATGTCAGAGGATATGGGTAAGTTAGCACTTGATAAGGCTAAAAAGTTAGTAGGCACAGATAAACTAAAATCACCTATACTATTTTCATCTGCATTACCTCCAGCACTTATAGCTCCAGCAAATGTAGAATCTTGTCCAAAGTTAAATACACCTGATGCTGTACTTGAACCACCTCCACTGCCTAAATACAGATACAAATCAACATCAGCAGGAATAGAATAAGTTGAACTATAGCTACTTCCATCGTAAGTCCATTTAAAATTATTATTGTCTCTATCAATAGCTATACCAAATATTTGAGGGAAATTTCTTTTATATCCTATTGAATCATCACTTTGTTTTACACCATCTAAATAAGCTGCTCCACTATAAGAATTGACAGTATATCCTCCTGCTCCACTTACAGATGCTCCCCCTCTACTGCCAGTAAGATTACTTCTCATTTTATCTGGTTCACACACTCCTATATAAACATCATCTGCGTTGCTTGTTCCAGCTCCAACACCTATTACACGACACTCAAAATACCATTTACCTGTGTTAGGAAAAGCAGTTGAACCTATAAAACCTCTTTGATTAGTGCTTACTGAATATTTTAAATTACCTTGACTAAATGTAAAACCACCAGTATTTTTCTCTATACCACCTATTGTCGCAAAATTTCCACTACTTGCCATATCTATTTAACTCCCAAATGTTGGACTATCCAGCACTTGATTATCTGCTGTTAGTCCTGCTACAGTAACACTTTGACCTACTCCACTTGAGTCTGTGCCTAGTGAACTTGCATTGGCAAATTTAAAATATGCTCCGTATGTTCCATAAGCACCTGTTCCTCCACCAGAATTTGTATAATAATCTTTGGGAATCCAGACACCATTTTTAAATTCTCCAAAATCATCTTGGTCTTTGTTTAATCTATCAAGTATATGAACCTCTGCTAAATATCCATCATAAGTATAGTTACTATCTCCTCCTATATGAAGATTTCCTGCTTGTAAAATCCAATGAAAACTACCAGCACTACTTATATCCAAAGTTTGAGCTACACCATTTATCCATACATAAACAGTGTCTTTTGCTTGAACATTCATAACTGCATGGGTCCATGCTGTTGGGTCACGAAATTTAGCTTGAGTTTCAATATCACTATGTGTTACAGTTTCTAATTCATCATCTGAATTAAAATTAATTATTGACCAACCAGCAGAATTTCTAAACATAGTGTTTCCACTTCCTGTTGATTGTCCATTGACACCAAATGAACTACCTCTTTTAAACCACCAACTAAATGTTCCTCCATTTCCTGCACCAGCAGATACAGCATAACTTAAACTTTCACTTGTAGCACCATCGAATCTGCAACTAAAAGGAATTTGGTAGTCATAAAACGCAGATGCACCACTTCCTGGATTTTGAAAAAATTCACCTTGTACTGGCATTACTTATGTCTCCTATGCAAATGCAAGTTGTGGTGCTCCTAATTGTATTGACCCTGAAGCCTTAACAAAATAAGGTATGACATCGACTGCATTAGCAGCTGTTGATATAGTTAAACCAGCACCACCAGCAGTTTCATAATCTGTGCCAAGACTTAAAGTTCTACTACCAGTGCCATCTTGTATAAATACTATAATACCAGATTGCCCTACTGATTCTGTACTAGGATTAGCTAAAGTTACGTTACCTGTAGCTGTGAGAACAAAATTTTGATATGTATCAAAATCTAGTGTAACACTACCTGTTTGTGATCCAGCAGTTTGTGTGCTACCTCTTAATGCTTTGGTAAAAGTTGTATTTGCATTAGATGCTACGATGTTCGCACCAGCTAAACTTGATGAACCTGTACCACCGTTTGCTATTGCAACTTGACCAGATAATTGCCCAACTCCTATAGTTTTATTTGTTAAAGTTTGTGTAGCTGTTGTACCTACAATTTCTTGATCACCTCCAGGAGGAAGCGTCAATACATTCGTAACACTAGCTGAGTGAGGTTGTGATTTAACTGTTTGTCCATGTGAATTACTTTCACAGTTAAAAACCATTGTTCCTGGATTTGTGTTACCTTTTAATACAGTCTTACCTGTGCCATTAGGTGCTAATTCTATATCAGCGTTAGATGTAGTAACAATATCTTGACCATTCATATCAAGGTTTCCACCTAATTGTGGTGAAGTATCGTTTACAATATCAAAACTTACACCAAGTTTTGAACCAATTGATATAACCTCATCACTTGCATCAGCATACACTATATCAGCTTTAGCGTTTGCAATAGTAACTGTTTGAGCTCCACTACCTTGTTTTATAATTATGTTTTGACTACCTGAAGTAGCATTTTGAATTATAAAATAAGCTGTTGTTGTTGATGGTGATATAGTTATTGTACAAGCCTGACTTAACGTACCACCAAATTTTATCACTCGGTACATACCATCGTTTAAATTACTTGATCCACTTGATGGTGATCCTGCTCTTACAGTCAGTGTAGCAGTTGCTGCATCTGACAATGTTACAGATTTGTACGAAGTTATCCTATCTAAAATATCTATATTATAATTTGTTGTGGTTCCCCACGTACCAGATTGTTCTCCAGTACCAATTTTTTCTATGCCGAAGTTTGTTGTAAAAGTTGAAGCCATTTAACCTCCTATGCAGCTATTTCTGTCCAGTTCGGGTCTTGGTTTGGTGTGATCTGTGCAAAGTTTAATGCTTTACCTAAATCAGCACTTGCTCCTAAACCGTTTGTTAACGATACCACAATATTCCCAGTTCCTGCAACACTATTTATTGACCCAGCACCAGAAACTCCTGTAACAGCAAAAACATTTACATCAAAAGCTATTGCTGTTCCTAATGCAGTTGTGCCTAAAACAGTAGTAACTGGAACGCCAGTATTACCTAATACATTCATTCCTGTTGTATTTACAGCTGAAGTAGCTGCAACTCCTGTAACACTTACTGGCGTAATTAATTCTACGTCTACTGCTGGTGCTGGTGAGTTCCATGCACCTGACCCCCAAGTATCTCTACCCCAACCAAGTGTGTCAGATAAAGAAGATGTTAGTTCAAAACCAGCTACACTTATAGATACAAATTGTCCTGCACTTACAGTACCAACAGAACCACTTGCTGCAATTCCTGTTAAAGCTGAACCTCCACCAATAACTGCGGCTGCTGAACCTACCGCAGAAGTGCCAGAAACACCACTAGGGATCACAGTTATAGGTATACTAGCAGTTACAGATTGTACTGCTCCTGTTGCTGAAACACCGCTAGGTGATACAACACCAAAAGTATTCCAACCACCAGATCCCCATGTGCCTCTACCCCAACCATTTAAGTTTGGATTAGACACAAGTTACCTCAGGAAATACGTATTATCGCTGTGCTTTGGTTTGCTGTAGGAAACTGGATAGTAAAAGTTCCGGATGATGATGATTTGTTAGAACCAAAATCTAAAACAGCAACAGCTTTGTTACTTTGTGAAGAGTTATAAATTAATGCGCCTCTTGCTGTGATAGTAGCAGTTGTAAAACTTAAATCAGCAAAGTCTGTAAAACCTACAGTTCCTGAATTAAGTGGTGTTACATTTGTTAAAGTTCCGCCACCTGTAGAATATGATCCACTTGTTGCTACCTCACCTGTTGTTACAAAGACTGTAGTTGTTGCACCAAGAGTTGCAGTAGTGCTTGATTTGCCTCCACTACTTATCGCATACAAAGCTAATTTAAAAGTGTTTCCGCTTGAATTGGTAAAATTGTGTGTTGCAGTCATAAGTTCTTTCTTAAAACTTGTACACATTGCTTGAGTTATTGCCATTATAATCTCCTAATTATTTCTGATAACTCATTGTTACCAGTTTGTAAAACTTTGTTGACAATAGTAGCACGCTCTTCTTTTTTTGCCAACTGTATATATTGAAAAATAACACTTGTAATAACTGCTTTAAATTGCTTTGCTTGTTCTTTTATTGCTGGGGGTGCGTTATCTGAAACATATACAATTTTATTTACGCACATTTCAGTAAGCTGTTCTGCAGTCAATCCACCGTTGTCAGATGTAACAACACCTACTTTACCCACTTCCATTTGTATGTCTGGGTTTAGCATCCTTTTTCTCCTTTTGAAATGTTAGCCCTTCTATATCACCTCTTCCCCACAACGCTGGTTGAGGTGTTCTAGGATCTAGTGGTTCAGGTGGGCTTAATTTTGATTGTTTTGAAATCATTAAATTACCCTCATGCACTTTTGTCACTAAAGGGTCTTTTAATCTGTGGTATCCATACAACTTTTCATTTTCTGGTATATTAGTATCTAACAAAGCAGAACTGTGTGCTATTTCAACTTTTATACCTTTTGCTATGGCAGTAGCTAACCAAAACTCACAACAAGCTCTACCAGCTTCTGCAAAATGTGGTGCGCTTTTATAACTAAAATCAAAGCCAAAAATATGTATAGATTTAACTTTTTCAGCTATAGCCATTGCTATTGCATATGCAGAAGTGTTATTTAAATATGCAAGTTTAGTTTCTTTTATTACAAACTCTAAAGGATACTCTACAACTCCAGGACATCTTTTATCTTTTGTACACGAATATATTGGTCCAGGATGTTGTTTTAACGTCTTTTTCATCAAAAGTGTTTGACTTCCAGCTTTTATGTCATCAAGAAATCTACTCGGTGGATCCATCATAAACATCCTATCGTGCATGATTATTCCACCCATACCATTAATAGTCCAAACTTCATCATATTCATCGCTACGTATTCTTGAAAGCATATAGTCAGTAAAACTTAACCCTAATCCCACCATAGCAATTTTAGCACCAGCTAATTTTTTCGTCATGTTTTTTGCACTCTTGACATACCCATTCTATAGTTATCACTGTTTTCCATACCTTCAGCATAATTTTTCAATCTAACTAAAGATTCTTGATATCTTTCTGTATACGTTTTAAATAGGTCTGGCTCACCTTTCATAAAAATATATGCTTCACAAAGCGTGCCATATAAAAGCGCATCAGGTGCATTAGTGCCAAGCCAAGAAGTACCATCACTAGTGGTAGTAATAGAAGTAGGCCGATAATAATAGTGCAACTCAGTAACAAAATCAGCACTAGGAGTTGGAGCCAAAATAAAGTTTTGGAAATCAAATGGTGCATAATATTTAGGTTCTCCTGTAGTAGAATTACCAGCTGGTGTATATGTCTGTAAAAAGTTCACGTCTTTTTGCAAAATAAAGTTTACATTTCCACTAGAGTCTGTAAAAGATAATGAAAAGGAAGCTAGATAATCAGTAGGCATACCTAAAAATTTATTACCTGAGGACATATTACCAGATACATTTTTACGAAAATAATCTAGATCAACAGATTTAAATATACGCTCTTCAGCATTTTTAATAAAAGTAGGAAGAGTATTTACAAAAGTAGTTTCACTATTTTGTGTGTAGTCTTGCACAGCTGTTTTAAGTGTTGTAAAAGTAAAACTCATGAAGTCACCACCGTTACTTCTCCTACCGCACCAACTGCATGATAAGATTTATTTTCTACACCATCACCTAAAAAAGTTTCACTTATTATAACAGGGTTAGGTTCTACTCTATCTCTTCTAGGTTGATATAATGCCTGTGGTTCTAATGGTGGTTTTTTAGGTTCAAGTTGTGGGTGTTTAGCCTCATATTCAGATATGTGTACTATATGTCCATTCCATTCTTGTATTCTTTCCTTGTATGGAAACTCCATACCAGATCTATCTGATATAAATTTTGCATACTTTCCTGGAGCATATTTTGTCATATCACACCAAATTATAATAAGTAGAACTAGGTGTTAAACTTAAACTGGTTCTATCTCTATCTTCTGCAGCAGCTCTTTCAAACTCTTCTTCATAAACAGCCTTCATCATTTTTGTAAGTGCTGGCGCTCTTTTCATAGATAAATAATAAGCTAATCCAGCGGTAAGACAAGGATAAAATCTAAAAGGTACATCTGCTGTGTTTGTCATTGTATCAACATCTTCTATCCTACGCATTCTATCAAACACTAATAGTAAGGCAGAAGAATTAGGTGTCGGCCATAGTTTTATTTTAGGAGTAATTTGCCTATCCACATAATACTGACTAGGTGTAGAAGTGCTACGTTTGTTAGATATATTAATAAACGTGTCTCTACTAATTCTAGATATAGAAGTATCTGCCTGATTAGAAGTACCTGAGTTTTGTCTAATTACAGCACTTAATACGTCAATACTAGATTGCACGTCTTCAAAACTAACAGCACTACTCAAAGTAGTAGTTGCACTACTTGTACCACCAGTTAATGTTTCACCACTTGAAAACGTACCGCTGGGTATCGTAATTGCCATAGAAGTAGCAGAAGGTTTGCTTGTTATACTCGCAGTAGCAGAACTAGTCCCCCCAGTGATTGTTTCACCAACGCTGAAATTACCAGAAGCAGCTACCGTCATAGTAAGTGTCCCTAAAGGATATTCTGCTATACCACTTGCTAAAGTAATACTTTCTTGCGTCATAGTCCAACGGTTTAACCCTCTGTTAGCCCAATCAGCAAACAATATATTTAAAGACCTTCTTGCAGATTGTAGATCATACCCTGTTCTGACTTCTAAACCAC